GTTCCAAGGCACCGCCTTGGTCGAACGATTGCAGCAAGGGCGCAGTCTGGCGTCGCAGCTGCTGGAGGAAGCAGATGACGAACACCGCGTACACTAGCCGCCCGCACAAGTGGGGCCCGCCGCTGCCGGGGCAGGGCGCAGAGCAGATCTGCACCAAGTGCGGGGCACGGTACTCAGCAGCGCCAGAGCAATGCTCAGGCGGGCATCCTGCAGCGATCACGGAGACGGTGCACGATTATGACCCGCTCGCGTGATCTCTGGATCGAGGTTCCAGAGATTGATGATGCCGTGCTCATGATCGAAACCAACGACGCCGGGGGGCCGCCTGTCCTCTGGCTGGAGCGCGACCAAGACCCAGAGCCGTGGATCTTCAACTGGGGCGCAGGCCGCTACGAGCGCGCCGCCCGCGTGATCATCAAATGACCGACCTTGCAGACGCCAACAGACAGATCGCAGACGAGATGGCAGCCTGCTACGCTGACCCGCTACGGCATGTGCTGGTCAGTTATCCGTGGGGCAGCGGGCAGCTCAAGGGGCGCACGGGGCCGCAGGGCTGGCAGAAGGATCTGCTGCTCGATCTGGCAGAAGAGATCAAGGCGCGCGGCTTCGACGGCACCAGTCCCGTCGCACCCATCCAGTTCAGCACCGCATCGGGCCACGGCATCGGCAAGTCGGCGATCGTGGCGTGGCTGATCCGCTGGATCATGGACACGCGGCCTTTCGCCAAGGGCGTGGTCACCGCCAACACAGGCGAACAGCTCCGCACCAAGACGTGGTCAGAGCTTGCCAAGTGGCACGGCATGGGTCTGACGCAGCACTGGTACACGCTCAACAGCGGTGCCGGGTCGCTGAACATGTACCACAACGACTTCCGCGAGACGTGGCGCGTCGACGCTCTGACCAGCCGGGAGGAGAACAGCGAGGCCTTCGCAGGCCTGCACGCAGCCAACAGCACCCCGTTCTACATCTTCGACGAGGCATCAGCCGTGCCGGATCGGATCTACGAGGTGCGCGAGGGCGGCCTGACCGACGGCGAGCCCATGACCTTCGACTTCGGCAACCCGACGCGGAACAGCGGGCGCTTCTACCAGAACATGGTGGGCCGGTTCCGCAACAACTTCATCCGTCGCTTCATCGACAGCCGAGACGTGGAGCAGACCAACAAGGAGCTGTTTGACCAGTGGGCAAAGGACTACGGCGAGGACAGCGACTTCTTCAAGGTGCGCGTGCGTGGCATGTTCCCGGACGCTGGATCGTTGCAGTTCATCAGCGTTGGCGATGTCGAGAAGTGCATCGATCTCGAGGTGTTCGTCGGTCCCAGTGAGCCTCTGGTCATGGGCGTCGACGTCGCCCGGTTCGGCGATGACAGCAGCGTGATTTACCTGCGGCAGGGCCGCGACGCCGAGAGCCAAGGCTTCCACATCTACCAGCAGATCGACACGATGACGCTGGCAGCCGAGGTGTCACGCATCGCCAACGAGACGCGGCCCGATGCGATCATGGTCGACGGCGGGGGCGTCGGTGGGCCTGTGGTCGATCGCCTGCGCCAGCTCGGGCACGATGTGATCGAGGTCAACTTCGGCAGCAAGGCGACGCAGAAGGGCTATGCCAACATGCGGGCGCAGATGTGGGGCAACCTGCGCGACGCCATCAAGCAGGGCATCCGCCTGCCAGACGACGAGGATCTCAAGACCGACCTGACCGGCGTCGAGTACGGTTACAACCTGCGAAACGAGATCCAGCTCGAGCGCAAGGAGGACATGAAGAAGCGCGGCCTGAGCAGCCCAGACATGGCTGACGCGCTCGCTTTGACCTACGCCCTGCCGGTGCATCACTCGGCCCGGTCAGGCTACGACGGTGCCAATTATCAGCAGGCGCAGCACGAGTACGACCCGTTCTGAAGCCGATCTCGACATGTCAAGCCCAGTCGTGTACATTCGCGGTATGACAGATGCGCTCGTGATCTTTGAACACAACAACCTGCACCCGCTCAGCCACCTGCTGAAGCGTGGGTATCGGCACGTCTGGTGCGCGGTGATCGACGAGCGCAGCCACTCGTGGGTCGGTCACGATCTGCGGCTTTCAGGCCATGTGACCACAGTCCTGTGCGAGCCGGATTATCCGCTTGTCCAGTACCTGCGCGACCAAGGCAAAGAGGTCATCTCCATCAAACGCAATGCCCGGCGCACGCTTGGGCCGTTCATCCTGAACAACTGCGTCGGCTTGACCAAATCCATCTGCGGCATCAGATCCTTGGCATTGACGCCTTGGCAGCTACGTCAGCAGCTTATCAAAACCCAATCGGGAGACATCGCATGTCACGCATCGCCCTCTACCTGACCCTGCCCGGCTTCGGCGGCGGCAGCGCTCCGCCCCCACCTGCACCGCCTGCGGCACCACCGCCCGCATCGACGATGCAGGACGCAGCATCGAGCCGCGCCCGAGCTGACGCCAGCCGTCGAGGTCGCGTGCAGCAAGGCGTCGGCGGCAGCATTCGCAACGTCGGTGGCGCGCAGGGCCTGAGCGTCAGCGACACCCAGCGTGCACTCAAATCTCTCACGGGGCAGTAATGGCACAGCAACGCACAAACGCAGCGATCGCAGAGCGAGCCAAGGCGCAGGACACTACGCCACCGCCGCCCAAGCCATCGCTGTCGGCACAGTAGGGACGACCATGGTAGCGCAGACCCCCGAGAACCTGATGAACAGCTCCCTGAAGGGGAAGCGCGGCGCGATCTTTTTGCGTTGGAAACGGCTTGAAGACGACCGATCGAGCTGGCGGTCTCACTGGATCGAGATCTCGGACTACCTGATCCCGCGCCGGGGCCGGTACCTGATCGAAAGCCAGAACAGCAAGGGCCGCAAGCGCAGCACCAAGATCGTCGACAACACCGGCGGCCAAGCGCTTCGCACGCTCTCAGCTGGCATGATGAGCGGCATGACCAGCCCGGCACGTCCGTGGTTCCGGCTGCAGACGCCAGACCCGGATCTGATGGACGGGCAGGGCGTCAAGGCTTGGCTGGGGCAGGTCGAGCGCATCATCCGCACGATCCTGACCCGCTCCAATTTCTACAACAGCGCGTCGACCGTCTACACCGAGCTGGGTGCTTTCGGCACCGCAGCCCTGTACCGTCGACGCCACCCAACCGACACCGTCGTATTCCGCCCATTCACTGCTGGAGAGTACGTCATCGCCGAGGACGAATACGGCAACGTCGATACGCTCGGTCGCGAGTTCACCATGAGCGTTTCGCAGGTGGTGGAGCAGTTCGTGATCAACAAGATCGACGGCAGCGAAGACTGGTCGAACGTCTCGCGCACCGTCAAGCGCCTGTGGGACCAGAAGAACTACGACGAGCGCATCGAGATCATCCACCTGATCCAGCCTCGGCGCATGGAAGATCGCGACCTGACCCGACCGCTGGACCCCAAGAACAAGCAGTTCATGGACGTCTACATGGAGAAGGGCGCAGACGGCGACAAGCTACTGCAAGAGGGGGGCTTCGACCGCTTCCCTGCCTACTGCCCGCGCTGGGATGTGCTGGGCGGCGACGTGTACGGCGTCAGCCCCGGCATGGAGTACCTCGGCGACATCAAGCAGCTGCAGCACGAGCAGAAGCGCAAGGCGCAGGCGATCGACAAGATGGTCAATCCGCCGATGGTCGGCAGCCTGAGCCTGAAGGGCAAGCCATCAACGGTTCTGCCGGGTGGCACGACCTACGTCGATCCGCAGCAGGGCAGCCAAGGCTTCCAGCCTGCCTACCTTGTGCAGCCTCGCGTCAACGAGCTGATGATGGACATCCAAGAGGTGCAGAACCGCATCCAGCGTGGCTTCTACGCTGACCTGTTCGCGATGATGATCAACAGCGATCGGCGCATGATGACCGCGACCGAGGTGGCAGAGCGCCACGAAGAAAAGCTCGTGTTGCTGGGCCCGGTGCTGCAGCGCCTGAACACGGAGTTACTCGACCCGCTGATTGAGGACGTGTTTATGTTTGCGCTCGAAGCAGGCATGCTGCCACCGCCCCCGCCCGTGCTCGAGGGCGTTGACCTAGACGTCAAGTACATCTCGCTGCTGGCACAGGCGCAGGAGGCGGTCGCCGCTGCCTCGATCGAGCGCACCTTTGCGTTTGCGGGCAACCTGACTGCCGTGTTCCCGGACATCGTCGACAACCTCAACGCCGACGAAGCCATCCGCAATTACGGCGATATCCTCGGCACCAGCCCAGAGCTCCTGCGCGACGCAGACGCGGTGGCGCAGATCCGTCAGCAGCGCGCGCAAGCGCAGCAGCAAGAGCAGCAGATGATGCAGCTGCAGCAGGGCGCACAGGCAGCCAAGGTGCTGTCTGAGGCTGACACCCAGAACCCGAATGCCCTGACGGCACTGCTGCAAGGAGGCGGGCAAAGCATATGACGTACGACGCATCAGATCCGATACAGGTCGCCAAGGCTGAGAAGGAAGAGGCCGATCGCCAGCGCGATCTGGACTACGTCCTGAAGGAGCCGCGTGGGCGGCGCTTCCTGTACGAGGTGATCTATGGTACATGTCATGTAGGGCGGCTAAGTCACATCCCGGGCGACAGTGACAGCACTGCCTTTAACGAAGGGGCCAGATCCGTGGGCGAGGCGCTGTTGGACCAGCTCCGCACACAGGCGAAGGCCAAGTACATGCTGATGCTCGAAGAGAACCACTTCGGCGATTAGGAAGAGAGGAAGAACCGATGACTGAAGAGACCACAGGCGATCTAATCGCCGACACCACAGAAACAACCGAAGCCACGGCAGCTGACACCACCGCTGCTGATGGCACGACGCTTGCTGATGCAGGCGCAACAGATGCCGCCGATCTGCTGTCGGACGACGAGAGCGGTGGAAGTGAAGGCGTACCGGAAACGTACGCTTTCGAGCCGCCCGAAGGGGTCACCATTGATGATGACACCAAGGGCAAGATTGAGGCGTTTGCCGAGCAGGCAAAAGAGATGGGGCTGACGCAGAAACAGTATCAGTCGCTGATCGAGTACGACCTCAATCGGGCGCAGCAGCTGAACGACACGGCTGTTGAGAGCTGGAACGGAAGGGTCGAAGACTGGCGCAAGAGTGCCAAAACCGACAAGGAGATCGGCGGCGAAAAGTTTGCCGAGAACCTCAAGGTCGCGGACAATGCAGTCAAGCAGTTCGGTGATCCCGACCTGCGTGCGCTGCTCAAGTCACCCAGTGCAGACAACCCGAACGGGCTGGCAATCGGCAATCACCCTGCCGTGCTGCGCTTCCTGAACCGCGTGGGCAAAGCAATCGCTGATCCGAACCTCCTGCAGGGCGACGCCGCTCCGCAGACTGAGGGGACGCTGAAGCGGATGTACCCGTCCATGTTTGATAAATCGGCGTAACAGAAGGAGGGCCCAACATGGCCACACTTGGCGTCAAAAACCCAACCCTCGCAGACCTCGCGAAGGTTACCGATCCTAATGGCTCCATTGCGGACGTCATCGAGATCCTGAACGAGACCAACGAAATCCTTGCGGACATGACTTGGCTCGAAGGCAACCTGACAACCG